GTTAAAGATTATACACCAACATTTAGTCCATGTACAAATACTTTACCGTAGAATTCAGGACGAACCATCTTCTTAGCGTAACGAGTCATTACACCCTTACGTGGAGTGAAGTTATCAGGATCGTACACTAATGGCGTCATGATCAATGGAACATATGGAGCATAAACAGCACCTGTTTCCAGGAACTGGCTACCACGGTATCCCATAAGGATCACGTTCTCGGTCATATATGGATTCTTGTAAACTTGGTAACGGCTATTAATCGCGCCAACTTTCTGAACACCCATTGCAAACTGCATTTTGTCACCATCTGTGTCAGCAGCATATCCTGGGATAGACTCGAGGATAGTTGCTACAGTTGGTGAACATACTAAGAAGTTTGCACCACCACGCATGGTTAACTGGTGAATTTTGTTGCTTACTTTTTGGATCTTAGTACCAAGAGTTTGGAACCATGTACCTTGGATATAAGCAGTATAGTTAGCAGCAGATTGACCAAAAGTAGAAGATGCGCTATCATATTCATATCCGATACGTGCAGACCAATACTCAGTTGTTTGAGCATTTTGGATCAACATATCTAAGATTTCCAGATCAATTTCTTGTGAAATGTATTCTGACAACATGCTAGTCAATTCAGCTTCAGCATCAATGCTATGATAAGCATTAAGGTCTTGCGCAAATTCAGGTGACCAGATTGCCTTCAGTTTACGTGTCTTAGCAACAATAGCCTCGCTACGTAATTCTAAATTGATTTCTGGAATATTAAGTGAATTAGCATCGGTCTGATTATTTGCAAATGTAGCAGTAGCATCTTCAAAATCACCACGGCTAGCATCAGTAGGCTGCTTATGATAAATAACATTAGCAGTTGCACCAGCACCTGAAGTATTTACTAAGAATTGTATATGCCCTTTAGTAGCAGGATTGATTCTTGTAAATTCTGGATACATTGTACCCGCACCAACCAAGTTAAATGCACGTATACCTTTAGAATCAAAGCCTGGAAGTGAACTGGTTGATACTTGTAATACAAACATACCAGCTGACAAACCAGCAGCTGCAATAGAAGCTGAAAATTCACCATTGTAATTAGTAAATTTATCAAACTGCGCTTGTGTTAATGCAGTATTACCAGCGCTAAATGCACCATTAGATACGGCAGCAGAACCAGTTGCTGGACCGACAGCTATTGAAGCAGTTACGTCATTGATAGTATAACCAAAACGACCAGCTCCATAAAGACCTTCACTAGGAGCACTAGCACCACGATCTGCATCAGTTACACCGAATACAGAATCGGTTTGTGATGTGCGACCTTGACCAGTTAAAAAGTCATTGTTACCAGTTGAACCACCTACTTGAGTGCCTTGGGCTGTACCATATTTGAAATCCAAATAGAATATCAGACCAGATGGTAAATTCATTGGCTGAACGCTTACGAAATCTTTTGCAGCAATTTCAGCAAAAATACGACGAACCAATGGAAGAGCTACACCAGCCCACTGTTCTGCATTCGAGTCAGTACCAGTTGCGTTAGCTTCAGTTACCAATTGCTTGGCTTGGTTTTCCAAAAGAACCGCCATACCACGACGGTCGTTCTCGTTAGCAATACCCTCTAACAAGCCAGTCTTTTGCCATTTTTTCTCAAGGGCAATAGCAGCAGCATGCTGAGTTTGTTGTGCTTCACGAGGTAATAAAGAATTTAAATTCATTTTTCTTTCCTCAATGTTTTACTTAAGATTAGCTAATTTTTTCCAACGAGCGGCTAATTCAAATCCCTCGCTAAGAATTTCTTTCTTAGGAGCAGTTGACTTTCCAGCTGGCTTAGAAGCATAGCTTTCTTTAATTTGTTTTTTCTTAACTACACTACCAAATGATTCACATAATGTGCTGTACACTAGCTTTACTTCGCGGATTGTAGCTGCACGATCAAAGTTTTCAATTACTTTCATCTTCTGTGATTCATTCAAAGCATAATTTCTAAATAATTTGTTTGAAAATAACAATTTAGCGTTAAGAAGGTTTACTTCGTTTAATTTAGATTTCATAAAACGAAT